CTCGCACACAGAGCGCCAAAAGTCGGGGAGGGCGATACCGCGCTGTAAACCAATGCGGGCACGGTAGGTGAGCGACTCTAGAGAGATGTGGAAGCCGGTGGAGCCAATGGACCAGCCGCAGAAGGTGGCGACAGGGGAGACCGACAGCTTCGGGGTCATGCGCCAAGCGCGAGGCTGGAAGTACCTGGGCTTCTTAAAAGCGCCGCAGACCACCGAGTCGTCACCGCAGACGGCGATAGGCGTCCCAGGGAGGAAGTCGAGACTGGCTCCGCACAGCGCAAGGTTCCGCATGCTGTTCAGAAGGAGGGTGTACCGATCGCCCGACGGCTGCATGATGGGGTACGGCCCTACAAACGTCCGGGAAAGGTAGCGCTCGCGTCTGTACCGTGCCACATAACCAGGGGGGAAACCAAAGTGTTCCATGAGCCAGATGTCGAAGGCGAGGAAAACGCGATCGACACCCGTATCCCACCCGGTGTAGTCGTTGGCCGTGACAGGCTGCGAGTTGTCCCAGTGCTCTGTGAACCAGTCTCCGAGCTGCGCGGGGTTTAGCCGATTGAAGTAGAGCGTGTGAGGGCGGAGTTTGGGCAGGAGAGACGCCTCGAGGTACTCGCACCACACCGCGTCTCGGAAAGTACGGGACATGGCCACTTGCGCAATGACCTGCGACTTCTTCACGTCCGCTCCGCGGGCCTCAAGCTTCTTGATCCACTGCCCCTTTTGGAATACGCGGATGAACAAAGGGTCGTCGTCAACTTCCCACTTGCCAACAGCGGCTTGGATCTGGGCTTTGGACTTGCCGGCGAACCAGGACTCGGCGCAGCGGACGAGGCAGTCCTCCAGCAGCAGCTCGTTGATGTCGCAGCGCTCAGGGCCGATGTCGACACTCTTCCGGAAACCGCCTATAAGCTGATTGAGGCGCAAGCGGTCGGCGGCGGTGAGCTCCGGATCGTCTCGGCGTGGAGGGCAGCGGTCGGGAATGGACTTCTGGAAGAGCGCCTGGTCAGTCCCGCGATGGTGCTGCGCTTCGCGGGGGCCCAGAGGGTCACGCACGGCCGTGGGCTCGATGAAATCGCTGGCGACGGCCTCATCATCGGCGGAACGCGGGAGGCGATCGAACGCGTCAACGGGATCAACCAGCACGCGCTGCGTCCTCCTGTGGGGGGGGACATAGGCCGTGGGCGAGGCGGAGACCCTCGTGTCGCTTGCTATGGGGAGGTAGTGGCGGACGGCGTGCTTGGCGAAGTCCTTCCGGTGCGAGTGCCTCAACTGGGGCGCGTAGGGGCGGACCTCGAACGGCGTGAGCGAAGGGAGATAGGTGCGGGGTGCGGCAGCATGGTTTCGAGCGATGGCGCGATGGGCCTGGACGGCCTCCCAGGCGCGATCGTCCTGACGACTAAATCCAGCAACGACCGGTTGGGGAGCTGGCAGACCTAGCAGGGCAACGGCGGCGGGGGAGAGGGAGGAAGCCAGATGGTCCTGGAGAGCGCGCTTGACAATCTCGTTGTAGTCCGAGACCTCGTTGATGACGGAGGTGCCCTCGGTCGCAGCCACAGCCAGCATCGCAGAGACTATCTTCGAGCAGCCGTACGACGGGTCCTGGAGCATGCTCATGTTCTGAGCCGCTGGCGACATGACCAGCCAGACGGAACCACGGGCCCGGAGGAGGGCAGTGAACATAGCGTGGTCCGTGGCAGACGAGGAGAGCCCACCGAGATCGATCGCGACATCCCCATTGAACGTGAGGCCCTGACAGTCCGTGAAGCTAAACGTCTGCGTGCCACCATTGTTCTTGGTCTCGGCGAAGCGCGGGGATGCCACGAGAAGCGGAACGTCGCGGGGTTTCTGGGAGCAAATGTACACCTCGCCATGCGTAGTCGCGGCGCCCTCAGGGAAGCCGAACAGGCGGCAGTTCTCCACCGAAGGCCGGCGCACGTCCGTGGCGTAGGTCGCAGACATCGGGGAGAGCCACTTGGCCGTGTGTGTGAGCCGTCGGGATCCGGCCGTGGGCGCCGGAAAGACGCGGTTGCCCTGTGCGGCGTCGAACGAGAAATACAAGCAGTCGACGTACGGGAGAGCGCACATAACGAGCTGGACGAAACCGGGGTAGAACATGCCTGCGTCGTCGAAAAAGATGTGGGACGCGCCAGTGATGAACACCTTGCCCTGGGTCGCGAAGTTGTTGCTCTTCAGGGCCGGAATGATCGGGCGAATGCTTTCCATCAGCTCCGTCTTCAGCGTGTCGGATGCGGCGAGGACGAGGATGGCTTGGGTCGCGACGCCAGCGGCGAGGAGGGCCTGGATTTCGGCTATGAACGCCGTGGTCTTGCCGGTGCCCGCCGTGCCATGCCAGAGGACCATATCGAAGTCACGTGGTCTAGCGTGCTCCGCGACCGCATCGATGGCTGTGGCCGTTGCCTGCGCGTTGGAATCCACAATCTCCAGGTGCTGCGGATACTTCTTGTAGTCGCGGGCCAGCATCTGGGCATCGGCGATATCGCGCAAGGTCGAGCGGTACACGATGCGCTCCGCACGAAGCGGAATGACAGGGAGGGCGACAGGCGGGGGAAGACCGAGGAGCGGGGCTGGAAGGACCGGCAGAGTGGTGGTGGCGTTGGAGGGGCCTTCAGCCGGGTTGACGCCGTTGCCGTTAAAGCTCTGGTATATCCGCTGGAAGACGCGCGTGGGAACATTGAGGGCCAGACGCATCTCGCTAAGGCTGACGAAGCGGCTGACCAAACCCACCAAGTCACCGCGCGTGGGGCCTATCGTGACCGCCCCGGAATTGTCCGCCACCGGGATCGCGGGATCCAGATGGTACTCACACGGGTCGTTGGGCGTATGGATGAGGGCGAAGCCGCCCGTGGGCCAGTCCGGTGTGACGGAGCCGTACATCGTGGGGCCAGCACCCAGCGCGGAGGTGACGACGCCATTGACTACCGTGGCGTTAGTGACAGCGACTCCCACCCGATAAAATTGGAAGACGAGGGCGAGATGTTCGAACGGCACAGCGCCGGCCACGAGAATGCCGGGATGGTGAGTGTCGAAAATGGCCATCAGGATGAGCGGGTCTACGTGGAGCAGCGTGTACAGGCAGTCCCAGACGCACATGCGGCCAGCCGGGGGAA